GGAGGAGGTATATACCTATGAAAATTAAGTTGTTCAAGTTTCCTATATTTAAGACGAACTTCTTTGTGAAACATCTGAAGTTTTGGAACAAAACAAAACCCTTTAAGTGTTTGGGTGTTGTGTCTCATGGCAGGAAGTGTGAGGTACAATGCACCCTGTGCAAGCGAGCGTATGCCCCAAAAAAGTAATTGGTCTGATTTATTGGTGAATGTGGTGGGTCATGATCCTCCTGCTGATTCGTTAGAACTCAGGAACTCATTTATCGAGAATTGTCTAGCAGATCAAGATGGGAACAAGGTCAGTCAAGCTGATATACACTTGACTATGCAGAAAGGAATTTATGATTGGGAGCAAGAGGCGTTGTCTAAGAACGCTCGTCTTAATGGCTTAATTAGAGCGCCCTATAATACTGGTAAGTCTCAACAAGTGCCTATTGGGTTATCAGCCTACATGACCACCCGAAAGCACGAGCTAGAAACATTAATTGTATCTGCTGACGGTGGCATCTCTACTAAAAGGATATTGTCTTTGCGTGCGCTGTTCATGAGTGATATGTACCGATACTGGTGCAGGGAACATAACTTCAATCCTGTTGAGTTTGACCGTACCGATACAGGTTCGACCCAACGCATAATTGTGAAGAGTCGTAACCGAACGGGGAATCCCACTTATGAAGCGTATGCAGTATTGACCCAAACCACAGGGCAGCGAGCTGGTGTATTGATTCTTGATGACGTGTGCAATGACGAGGATCGTATATCCACTGCTCGTAGGGAAACCGTATGGAACAAAGTATCTAACACATGGATCAAGCGTGTTCACGATAAAGGTATTGTTTTGAGCGTTTGTACGCCTTATCATCCGAATGATGCTAATAGTCGGCTCATGAAGTCGGGCATCTTTAACGTATTACAAATATCGGTAAAGGAAGATAAAACGGGCTACAAAGTAGAAGAATGGAACAACCTAAAGTAGTGATATACGCTAGATTTACAACAGATGTTGAACAGAAACAAGTAAACTCAGTTAAGAACAAAATTAACTCTTTTGTACGTATGCTTGACGCTAAAGTCGTAAAACAACGTTGGGAAATAGTCCAGAAAGGAGCCTCTTCTAAGAAGTTTAATCCTTTATTCGATGATTGCATTAAAAATGGATGGGGCATACTCACTTACGACCTTAAAACGTTACACGAACACCGTTCAGGTGCATTATACATAGTAGAGGAGGGTGCAGAAATGGGTGTCCCCATTTTTTTTGTTGATTCTGAGAGTGCGTTTAAATCTATACTTTCTATATGAGAGAACCTGATAAGACTTGGGATATTCCCTTGTGGGAAACCAATCACAGTAAACAACGGCTACTCCAAGAAGAAGCGATGGACTTTCTGTCGTATAAATTGGGGTATGAAATGAGCGAGGAGACAGATGACCCGACTAAAAAGGCTTACAAACACTTTGACGGATATAATCACTACCCTGATGGCAATCTTACGGCTACTGATTACGATGATGGGTATCCTGTCTGGCTTTGTGCTGATTTCAATAGGTCTCCTCATTGTTGGGCTTTGCTCCAAGTTAAAAAGGCTCGTAATGGGCTTAGGCAGTATGTTGTCTTTGACGAAATCTTCTCCAAAGAGGCTTTAACTACCGAACAAGCCCTCAAAGCGGTAGAATTATTGAAAAAGTGGGGTATCTCGAGGGTTTTACTGTCTGGAGACAACACTTCTAACCAAAAAAGTGGTAATTATGGTCGTGTAGGCAAAAATGACTGGGATTACGTGCGAGAAGTATTCGATGAACACCAAATTTCGTATAAAAACGAGCTAGACATCCAAAATCCACGAAGAAAAGTGCGTGTGGACAAGGTAAACAATGTAATTTACGCTGGAATCAATGGAGAGCGAAGGTTACTAATCAATACGAGGTGCGATCACGTCATAAAAGACTATATGTACTCCATTGTGAACGATAAAGGGCTAAAAATAGACAATGGGGATCGTGGGCATATGTCAGATGCGACAGATTATGCTATTTGGCGTAATGAAAAGGGTAGTAACGCCCCAATGTACGTTCTGCGCTAGTCTCTTTTGATGGCTTTGGTGCGCTTACCCATTCCTACACGTTTTTTCTCTCTGATAGCCTCAGAAGCCTTGCCTTTTGCTCTAAGTTCCTTCCAAGTAACAGGGGTTTTAGATGAAACACGTACCGTAGGTCGGCATTTTTTTACGCCCTTAAATTTAGCTGATCCACAAGCCTGTCCGTCTTGAGTAGTCCACTTTTCTTTCATCCATCGAGCTACACCTGTCTTACCAGACTTTTTGCCCTTGTAGGTTCCGCCTCTTTTCTTATATTCCTTTACAATCCACGCAGAAGCGTAGGCACTAGGGAATATCTTAAACTTGCGTTTAGCCTCAGATTTGACTCTGCTGTATAAAGCTGGTTTTGCTGGTTCGTTTGCCATAGATCAAAAATAAAAGAAAATATCACTACAAATCAATACTTTAATTTGGTATTGAATCAAAACATAAATAGTAAGTATTTTGTCGCCATGAAAGGAGTAACTAGACTTAGCGGTGGTCGTATAAAGTATAGGGGTAACACCTTTGCTGGCTTCAACAAGCCTCGTAACAGTTGGAGAGATGATAAAAAGTTTGTAGTTTTAGCTAAGAAAGGCGACAAAGTAAAGATTGTCCATTACGGTGACCCTAATATGCCCATACGTAAGAACGAACCTGCTCGCAGAAAGTCGTTCAGAGCTAGACATCGTTGCTCCACAGCAAAAGATAAATTTAGCGCACGTTACTGGTCGTGTAAAAAGTGGTAATCAAATAATGGGAATCTCACAAGAACAGCTCAATAAAGATTTAAAATTCGAAGTAAAACAGTTACATTCTGTCATTGAGTTAATAACCAAAGACATTCAAGATATGAAAGAAGCACTGTTAGGTAACGAGTTCAACAAGGAAGGTCTCGTCTATAAAGTCGAGAGTAACGAAAGACAAATCGAGGAACTTGTAAAATTCAAGCAGAAGATAGTTGCTTGGGCTACTGGAGCTGGATTAGGTTCAGGTACATTAGTTAACTTGTTAATGGACTTAATGAAATAATTATGATTGATTCATCTAAACTCTACTCTGTACCGAAGGATGTCGTTGAGGACATCGTAATGAAAGAAAGCCGTCACCCATACTATAGTGTGGTGTTGGACAGGGCTAAAATCATGAATAGTTGGTTTCAGGCGGAGTACGATGAATACACAGCTATATCCAGCACCGTATTTTCTGATAAGTCCTATATCATTGCTCAATCTACGATAGAAAGCAATGACGAGTACAAAGAAAGACTTGCTAGAATGAAGTTATTTCCGCTAGAGCAAAAGTTCTTCTCAGCTCAACAACGGATTTATGACGAAAACAACGTCAACAGAAGTTACCCTCAAAACAAAGACTTTTGGATGTACAAAGAATCCAACTTTGATGATGCGGGGTGTTCCATTACTGAGTTCTATAGAGACAAGGTTCTATTCGTAAAAGAGGTTTTAGGATTTGGAGCGGTAGTTACTGACCTCATGATGGATGGAGAAGGTAACCCTGTTACTGATAAAGATGGTAACGTGGTTCCTTATAACTTTGTAGTTAGACCTCATGAGATATGGAACTTTGAGGTTAAGCAAGGGATACTGACCCTGCTCGTAACTCGTCAAATGTATTATGACATATACAATGTTAAAAAGCATAAGTGGACTGCTTATACCCCTGAATACATTTGTGTGTACACCGAAGAAAACGGAATTAAAAAGAAGACCCTTGAAATACCTAACCCATTTGGTGAGGTTCCAGCTACGCTACTCAAGGGTCAAACCGATGCTAACAGCTCGTTTATTGTTGGCAAACCTCGTAGGTATTCTCTGAAAGGAATGTACCTTGCAGCCTCAGAACTTTTTTATGACCTCAAGAAAGGTTCTGAGCTGTTTGGTCACCCTATTCCTGTACTTACAGACTCTATCGTTCGGTCTCTAGCTGGTGTCGCTGATGACGATCAATACGATTCACGTACCATCAAAGAGGGTGTGGGTATGGCTATTATCATTCCTGATGAGCAGCAGATACCAAATAATATGTTGTATCAAGCAGATATGCAGGGACTTCAGCATCTTAGAGATGTTATTTTTGGTGATTTGATGTCGTTGATATTCTTGATGGCTCAAGTCAGAGACAAGTCCATTGTTAAGAGCAACGTATCAGGATCGTCTAAGAGATTTGATAACGTAGACGAACAAGGCTTACTAGCGTCTACAGCTATGGACATGGAAATGGTAGAAATGCAAGTCCTGAAAAGAATGGCTAAGGTTCGTGACGAAGATCCAACGGATTACCACGTTACCTACTCTAAACATTATGACTTATCTAGTGCTGCTGAGATATTCTCAGATATTACAGAGGGTATGCAATATCACGTATTGCCTCTACCGCTACTCAAGAAACTTACTGGCGAATACATGAGAAAGCGTTCCATGCCACAAGAAGACATACAACTTGTGATGGATCATTTCGATGAGTTTGGTATTCCTAGAACAAGTGGTGATCTTAAAAATCTTATTGATATATTACCACAGGAAGAGCTTCAACGCCAAGCAGAACTTGGTATTGATTTAAATAGCGAGCAATAACTAACTTGTAACCATTATGAGTGAAGAAAACATAGAGTCCGTTGACGCTCCTGAGTCAACAACAGAAGAGACAACTTCTCAAAACGTACAAACACAGCAACCAGAGTTCGATAAAGACAAGTTCTTTAGGGGCGCTTACAACGAAGGTAAGGGCAAAGTCGAACGTGACGTAATAAATAAATTCTCTGAAATATTAGGTGATGATGTCAATACTCTCGATGATGCGTTCTCTTTATTGTCAAATAAAATGCAACCTGTGCAAGAGGATAAGGGGGAAGCAGATAAGTTGCGAGAACTGTTGCAACAATACCAAGAACAAGCAGAGGCAGCCAAAGAGCAATTAGCACTGAATCAAATGGAGAGTCGTATAGGCTCTGAGTTTAATTCTGCTTTTAGCGCTTTAGAGCAAGACAACGAGCTGACGCTCAGAAAAGATTACATAGAACAACTGTTCTACAACGAATATGAAATTGAGGAGAGCAACGGTCAGTTTTATGCTACCAAAGGTGGTGTTCCTGATTTAGATGCTCAAGGCAATAGAAAATCGGTAGGAAACTCTCTTGTAGAGTTTGCTAAACAATTTGCAAAGCCCAAGAAAGTGGGCGCTGGCGGAGCAACTGGTGGTACTCCAGCTAGTGAAAGACCTAGTCGAGCAGAGTTTCAAAGACTTGTACGCTCGTCTAATCCAGCAGATCGTGCTAAGGCTGAGGAGCTATTTGGTGCTTCAAGAGCCGCAGGCGGTTGGGCTGAACAAGCGTAAATCCATCTTATGGTTAGGCAAAACCTTAATTGTCATGTTCTGGTCATAGCGACCCAAAAGCTAAATATAATCCAACATTTAATTTAACTTTTATAAAGACATGGCAATTAATAGTAATTTTTCCATCTATGAGCCAGAGGCGTTTGTTGAGGTTGCACTAGCTAACCAATATCCAGACCGACCAATGGTATCCAAAGCCGTTACTAACGTAGCTGGCGCATCTATCGAAGGTCTCGTTGCAGCTCGTAACAAGACTGTAAGCATTACTCGTGCAGTAAAGCCTACTGGTTCTCCTTCTTCTTACTCAGGCAGCTACTCTCTAGGTACTCCTGATGCTAACGAAGAGCAACTAGTAATCAACAAGCACTACTACTCTGGATTCAGCATCGACAAAGCTGACCAGAAATTTGCGCTTCCTGACTTAGTACAACAGCATTTCATCCCAAGACTACACCAGCTTATTGACCAAATCAATAGCGACATCAAAACTGAAGCACGTGCTGCTTTTGAGGTAGCTTTCGCTGACAATAACACTGACTCTACTGTGTTAAGTGCTAACGACCTTGCTGAAGCCCGAAGAATCATGGCTGCTCGTAAGTTTGTATCTGACAACATGATGATGGTTATTGATCCTTTCGCTGAGAAAGACTTAACTACACTAAGCCTATTCCAACAAGCTAACACTCGTGGAGACTCAGGTATCCAATTAGGTGGAGCTATGGGTCGTGCTTATGGTTTTGATTTCTTCATCGACAATCAAGGTTCTAGCCACACTGTTGCTACTGTAACTGACGCTGTATTAGCTGCTGACGAAGCTGTAGGACAAACTGAGTTGACCATTGATGATGGTTCTGGTGGCGCTGCTGCTGTATCTTTATCTGAGGGTGACATCGTTACTTTTGGTTCTGCTAAAGGTACTGATGACTTCTACGTTGTAGAAAGCCAAACTGGAACTGTATTGACTCTTAAAGAGCCATTACGTGCTGCTGTTGCTAATAACGCTACTATCAACCCAGTTGATATTGCTTCAGGTGACACTGGTCGTGAGCAGTTCTTCTACGATCCTTCTGCCCTTGCCTTAGTAACTGCTGTGATGCCTTCAGTGGATAGCGGTTCAGGTTCTGGAGTTCGTAGAGCTGCTGGATTCGAGCCTACTAACAATGTGAACTACACATTGACTGTAGAAGAAACCAAGTCAGGCGCTGACATACTTATCGAAGTTCTTTACGGAACTAAAGTATTCAGACCAGACTTAGGTGGTCGCTACATTAGAGGTAACGTAGCCAAAGCCTAATTTTTAAGGAGAGTCGCTTT